TGGCCTGTGAAGACTCCCGGTGGTGGCAGTAAATACTCCTGGCAGATTACCGCTGAAGAGATCCAGCAGATATGGGCAGAGGCCCTGGTATACGTCAAGGCTGGTGAAAAGCTCTATCTGGACTCCTCCATGGAGCAGCTGGCCAAGGCTGAGCAGCGTGATGCCATGGAATCCGATGAGCGTGAAGGCTTGGTCAGAGAATACCTGGATACACTGCTCCCTGATGATTGGGAACAGATGGATCTATTCGAAAGAAGAAACTTCTTAAGTGGAGTTGAGCTTGGCGGCATTGGTCGCACTGGCACCAATAAGCGACAAAGTGTCTGCAATATGGAAATCTGGTGTGAGTGTTTTGGTAAGGATCGGTCAAATCTTAAGCGCACCGACTCCAATGAACTTTCTGCAATTCTCATAAAACTGGACTGGGAACGTCTACCGAAAAAAGATAGAACTACCCTTTATGGACCACAGTATATGTTTGTTCCTAAGTCTGTTCCCAGGTCTGTTCCTGGAAACAGCTAATTCTAGGAACTGTTCCTGGAACAGGTTTTGTTCCTGGAATATCAGGATAGGAACACTTTCAGGAACACCCCAAAGGGGCCGCCGCTAGGCCCCCACATAAGTTATGTTCCTGTGTTCCTAATATCTTTATCTAATTAGAAATATAAAAAATAATACCAGTAAGACTCGAAATACGCACATTTGCGCGCGTAAGGGATTTCTGGGTTATAGGAACAGCTTAACTAAGGAGGTCAATGAAATGAAAAATAACGAAGTCAACTCTGCATATATTGCTAGGTGTCAAAAGCAACTAAGAAAATGGAATGCCCCACTGGATGGTTGGTATTGTGATGATGTGATTGATATTGAAGAAGAAAACTCTAGTGATGGCCTTTATACCTGTGAACTTTGTGGTTGCAGTAGAGTCAGGTTTGTCCATGTGATGCATCATGATGATTACTTTGAAGACATAAAGGTTGGATGCATATGTGCCGGTATCATGGAAGGCGATGTCCTTGCTTCTAAAGAACGTGAGCGTCTCATGAAAAATCGGGCAAAACGAAGAAGTAACTTTCCAAACCGTAAATGGAAAGAAAACCGCTATGGTGGGTTTAGTCTTAAATACCAAGACAACTGGGTCAACATTCAGCAAAGCAGATTCAACCAGAACCACTATGGCGTCAGCTGCAATGGAAAATCCATATGGAAACATAAAGGACGTCCGATCACTAGCTTTCTAGCTGCTACCTACGCCGCTTTTGACCTTGTGGATCCAGTAGAAAGGATCTATGAGCTATGAATGAAAAATTCATTGAGCAAAAGTTAGTACTCACCGTAAAAAGCATGGGTGGCATTGCACCAAAGTTTGTCAGTCCAGGTTTTGATGGCATGCCGGATAGGTTAATCCTTTTCCCCGGAGGTAGAATCGCATTTGTTGAAGTCAAAGCCCCTGGGAAGAAGCCTCGACCTTTACAACTGGCAAGACATAAGCTCCTTCGTGATCTTGGCTTCAAGGTTTATGTGCTTGATAGCGTAGCAGGAATAAAGACAATATTATCCGATATGGGAGGTGATGCCAAATGAAGTTCATACCACATGATTATCAGCAATACGCAAGTGCCTACATCGAAAACAACCCCATTGCTGCCATATTTCTTGACATGGGCTTGGGTTAGGAAAAACTGTGCTGACCCTCACCTCCATAAGCAACTTACTCTTTGACAGCTTTAAGGTTCATAAAGTTTTAGTAGTTGCACCTCTTCGTGTGGCAAGAGACACCTGGCCCCAAGAACTAGAGAAATGGTCACACCTAGATCATCTCATCTGGTCTGTGGCTGTTGGTACTGAAACAGAAAGAAAAGCTGCACTTTTGAAAAAAGCGGATATCTACATCATCAACAGAGAAAATGTCCAGTGGCTTGTGGAAGACAGCGGTATCCCTTTTAACTATGACATGGTGATTATCGACGAGCTTTCATCCTTTAAAAATCACAAGGCTAAGAGATTTAAAGCCTTGATGAAAGTCCGTCCCCGTATTAAGCGGATGGTGGGTTTAACTGGTACTCCTACTGGAAACGGACTCATGGATTTATGGGCTGAGTTTAGGCTTCTGGATATGGGTAAACGACTGGGAAGATTTATTGGCAAGTATCGAGACGACTACTTTATTCCAGATAAGCGTAATGGTCAGATCATCTTTAGTTACAAGCCTCTACCCTTTGCAGAGGATGCCATCTACCGACAGATTTCAGACATTACCATATCCATGAAATCCACTGACCATTTGAAGATGCCAGAACTCATCAGTTCAGAGTATCCAGTAAAGCTTTCAGAACCAGAGCGTAAACGCTATGAGGAATTAAAGCGCGACCTAGTCCTTCAGCTTCCTGGTGGAGATATCACCGCAGCCAATGCTGCTTCTCTTTCAGGCAAACTGTCTCAAATGGCCAACGGAGCTGTCTACTCAGATACCCAAGAGATTATGCGGATCCATGACAGAAAGCTGGATGCATTAGAAGATCTCATTGAAGCCGCTAATGGAAAACCCGTCCTAGTTGCCTATTGGTTTAGGCATGATCTTGAGCGCATCACTGAAAGGCTGCAGCACAATAAAATAAAGTTCTCTCGCCTTGATTCTTCTGAAAGTATTCGGAGCTGGAACAGTTGTGAATTACCAGTAGCTTTAATCCACCCCGCTTCTGCAGGACATGGCCTGAACCTTCAACAAGGCGGCTCCACCCTTATATGGTTTGGCCTAACTTGGAGCTTGGAACTCTACCAGCAGACCAATGCCCGCCTATGGAGACAGGGACAAACAGAAAATACCGTTGTTGTTCAACACATCATTACCAAAGACACCATCGATGGACGTATCCTTCAAGCACTAAGAGAAAAGAATAGCACCCAAGCTGCACTCATCAATGCCGTAAAGGCAGATCTGAAAATCTAAGACAACCTATGACAATCCTCGCCAATCCGAGTGAAATCTAAAATATTCGGAGGGCTGATATGAATAAACAAAACGCAAGAGAATACTTCTCAAAAGCTTATCGCATTGACCATCGGATCCGTAGTAAGTTTGAACAATTAGAATCTTTAAATGCACTGGCCACAAGAGCCACATCGACTTTGAGTGCAATGCCAAGAAATCCGAACCGCTCAACATCAACAATGGCTGATGTGATTGCCAGAATCATCGACCTGCAGGAAGAAATCAATCAGGACATCATTCGTCTTGTAGATTCGAAACGTGAAATCATGACCATCATCAAGTCCATAGAAAACTCTGAGTACCAGACGCTTCTTGAGAAGCGCTACCTTTGTTTTCTAACCTGGGAAAAGATCGCAGTGGATATGTCTTACACCATCCACCATCTCTACAAAATGCATAACGCTGCCTTGGAAGTTTGCAGTAAGATTTTAAACCAGGATACCTAAAACCATAGAATGATACCCACCGCATGTGATTATATGTAAAATGGAGGTTTGTAAAAATGAGCTACCGTGAAGCTAAAGAAGACAACGTCAGAATCTCAAAAGCTGGAAGGATGACCTACTACTTCCCCCACTGCCGCTTCTGTGGTGATGAAGTAAGATCCTTAAACTATCTCCGGGACAGACACTATGTCTGTAAGGAATGTAAGCCCCACAAAGAAATCCTATTAAAAACTGGTATCTTTGATTAGTTGGATACCAAATAACATAGAATGATACCTACGATGTGTGCTTATATATAAAGTGAGCCACAATGTAAACAAGCCTTCATGGGAACACCCCACGAGGGCTTTTCTTATGCCCAAAGGAGGTGAACCCATGCCATACAAACCTAAACGTCCTTGTGCTTACCCAGGCTGCGGTCGGCTTGCAGACGGCGGAGAGTACTGCGCCGAGCATAAGAAGGTGGTAACAAAACGCTACAACCAGTACCAACGAGATCCTGCGTCCAATAAACGCTACGGTAGGTCCTGGAAGCGTATCAGGGATCGCTACATCAAAGCCCATCCTCTTTGCGAGGAGTGTGATAAGAACGGACGAATTGTAGCCGCCGAAGAAGTCCACCACATCCTCCCTCTCTCCAAAGGCGGTGGCAATGAAACCAGTAACCTGATGGCCCTTTGTAAGTCATGTCACTCAAAGATTACCGCTGAGAGTGGTGACCGGTGGGGGAGGTAAAATCCCTACAACTTTTCAATCCGGACAGCGGGCTGGGGTGTCGTGTTAAAAAACGCAGATTCAAACGGGGGTATAGCCCCCACTTTTGTGAAGGAGGTGTAATCATTGGCAAAAGACGGTACGAACAGAGGTGGCGCTCGTGTTGGTGCAGGGGCAAAAAAGAAACCTCTGGCTGACAAAATAGCCGAAGGTAATCTTGGTGGAAGGAAGCTGACGGTGATGGAATTTTCCGATACTGCAGATCTTGAGGGACAAGAAATGCCTGAACCAAATAAGATGCTCGAAGCCATTCAAAAAGATGGTAAAGCTCTGGTGGCTGGTGAAATCTACAAAGCCACATGGCAGTGGCTGGATAAGCGTGGCTGCGCTGCTCTGGTTTCTCCACAGCTCCTTGAAAGGTATTCCATGAGTGTTGCCAGGTGGATTCAATGTGAAGAAGCCATTACTGAATATGGTTTTCTTGCTAAGCATCCCACTACTGGAAACGCCATTCAAAGTCCTTATATATCCATGGGCCAGAACTACATGAACCAGACCAATCGTCTGTGGTTTGAGATATTCCAGATCGTAAAAGAAAACTGTACTGGCGATTACAAAGGAGCAAATCCGCAGGATGATGTGATGGAAAGACTTCTTTCTGCTCGAAGGGGCAAATAAAAACAGATTGGAGATAATGATATGAGTAAAAACTACAGAACCTCAGAAAGTGTCTGCAAGGGACATCCTGATAAGCTTTCTGATTTAATCGCTGACAGCATTTTGGATGCTTGCCTTCGCAGAGACAAAGCTTCACGTGTGGCATGTGAAGTCATGGCTACTAAAGGTAAAATCATCGTGGCGGGCGAGATCACCTGCAGCGAAAAAATCAACATCCGCCTTATCGTAAAAAATGTACTTCGTGAGGTGGGCTACAGTCCTTGGAAATTTACAGTGTTTGTGTTTGTACATCATCAAAGTGTAGATATTGCTGCTGGCGTAGATACAGCACTTGAAGCAAGAAATGGAATTATTGATCCATACGGTTCCATCGGTGCAGGTGATCAAGGCACTGTCTATGGCTATGCTACCAACGAAAACCGTGAGCTACTGCCTCTACCTTTACTTCTATCTCATAGAATCGTAAAGCGTATTGATGAATGTCGCAAGGGAAAAATCATCAAGGGTATCCTCCCCGATGGAAAGGCACAGGTTACAGTTGAGTATCATGGGGATAAACCTATCCGCGTTAAGACTGTGGTAGTTTCTGTTCAGCACCACGAAGATAAAACACAAAAGCAGCTAGAATCAGATATCTTAAACAACGTGCTCTGGCAATGCTTTGAGGACTTTCCATTAGATGATGATACAGAAATTCTCATCAATCCATCAGGCAGGTTTGTTGAGGGTGGCCCTGCTGCTGATACTGGGCTGACTGGCAGAAAGATCATGGTCGACACCTATGGTGGTCTGGCTTCCCATGGTGGCGGCGCACTCAGCGGAAAGGACCCAACTAAGGTTGATAGAAGTGGTGCCTATATGGCCAGGTATATTGCTAAGAATATTGTTTGGAGCGGGCTTGCTGATAAATGCGAGGTCGCTATTTCTTATGCAATCGGAAAAGCAAATCCAGTAGCGGTTAATGTGACATCCTTTGGCACAGGGAAAATCAGTGATGAGGATTTAAGTGAACTGGTAAAAGAGATCTTTAACTTACGTCCAGCGGCCATCATTGAAAAGCTGCGCCTAAGAAATGCAATCTACTCCGATACAGCAACCTACGGCCACTTCAACTCATCACTCTTCCCGTGGGAGAACGTGGATTTCAATTTAAACTTGAGAAAGGTGGCGGAAAGATATGAAGATTGAAAAACTGAAAACTAAGCTCTTACTTCCCGCTGATTATAATCCGCGTAAGGATTTAAAACCCGGGGATGCAGAATACGATAAACTCAAGCGCTCCATTGAGCAGTTTGGTTATGTTGAACCAGTCATCTGGAACAAGACAACCGGCAGAGTTGTAGGTGGCCACCAGAGATTGAAAGTGCTCCTGGATTTAGGAATGACCGAAGTTGAGTGTGTAGTCATCGAGATGGATGAAGATAAAGAAAAGGCCCTCAACATTGCCCTAAATAAAATCAGTGGCGACTGGGATAAGGATAAACTGGCCCTACTCATTGCTGACCTGCAAGGTGCTGACTTTGATGTCTCCCTTACTGGTTTTGATCCTTCTGAGCTAGATGACCTGTTTAAGGATTCCCTGAAGGAAGGAATTCACGATGATGAGTTTGATGTGGATACAGAGCTGGAAAAACCCGCCATGACAAAACTTGGTGATGTTTGGAAGCTTGGTCCCCATAGACTGGTCTGCGGTGATTCCACCAAGGCTGAAACCTTCACGCTACTCATGGATGGAAAGCTGGCAAACCTAGTGGTGACAGATCCCCCTTACAATGTAAACTATGAAGGCTCTGCCGGAAAAATTAAAAACGACAACATGGGTGATTCTGCTTTCTATGAATTCCTACTGGCAGCCTTTACCAATACGGAAGCTGTGATGACGCAGGACTCTTCTATCTATGTCTTCCATGCAGATACAGAAGGGCTGAACTTTAGAAGAGCCTTTGCTGAAGCTGGCTTCTATCTATCCGGCACCTGCATTTGGAAAAAGCAATCGTTGGTCCTTGGTAGATCTCCATACCAGTGGCAGCATGAACCGGTGCTCTTTGGGTGGAAGAAAAAAGGCAAGCATAACTGGTACGCAGATCGAAAACAAACGACCATCTGGGAATTTGAAAAACCTAAGAAGAATGGCTCTCATCCAACAATGAAGCCGGTGGCTCTTGTGGCTCATCCAATCCTTAATTCAAGTCTCAGTAACTGCATCGTCCTTGATCCCTTTGGCGGCTCTGGCAGTACCCTCATTGCCTGTGACCAGACCCAGCGGATTTGTCATACCATTGAGCTTGATGAGAAGTTTTGTGACGTTATAGTTGAAAGGTTTATTTCTAGCGTTGAATCATCAGATGATGTCTATCTCCTGCGTGATGGCAAAGAATACCGCTACAGTGACCTCCCTGAAAATAAATAACACAACTATCGAAAGATAGACTTGCTATTTACATCAATTAGAGTGATATATGTAGTAAGCAAAAAACAAGGAGGTCAATACCATGAAAATCAATTACAACGTAACTGGTAACGAACGGAAAAAGCTGGTGAAACTCATCAGTGAAATCACAGAGGTTCCCTCAAAGTACCTGGGTGTTCCATCCTGCGCTTACCAGGTCGGACCCTACCACATCGGAAAAGACGGAGAACTAACCTTTGACAGAGAAGTGGTTCAGGCCGATATCAAGACGCTGATGAAAAAATTACAAGAGGCAGGGTTTGAAGCTGAGGTAGATGAACCAGCTCCTGCTGAAACGGAACCTGAAGAAACTGGACTCATCATCCAGATTCCAAAAGACTCCCTCTCCGATGAAGACCTGGAGAAGCTAGCCAAATTGCTAGATGCAAAAGGCAACTTGATTAAGAAGGCTCTGAATGTGGATACCCTTCCCATTGAATCCGACGAGGAACGCATAAGCTTCCCTTGGTTTTCAAAGCTACCAAATCCGGATGAGATAAAAGCCTACTCCCAGTTCATTACAAAGCTTTGTGAGATGGCGAAAACCCAAAAGAGAATCACCGTAAAAGAGAAAGACGTCAATAATGAAAAATACGCATTCCGCTGCTTCCTTCTCCGCCTCGGCTTTATTGGAGAAGAATTCAAAACCCACAGAAAGATTCTCCTTCAAAACCTATCCGGCAGCAGTGCCTTCAAAGGAGGTGCTCCAAGTGAAACCGATCAGTAAAGAAAGACTGGCCCACCTACGCAAGCAGTACCCCGCTGACGCCAGGGTCCAGCTCCTTTGGATGGATGATGTGCAAGCACCGCCAACGGGCACAAAAGGCACCGTGTGGGGCGTGGATGACACAGGCTCCATCATGGTTCAGTGGGACAACGGCAGCAGCTTGAATGTGGTTTACGGCATTGATTCCTGTAAGGTCATCGATGAAAAATCCAGGGAGGAGGCATAGCGATGAAGGCATTATTTGGTCGAAAGTTCTACAACCTTAAGGAACTAAAAGAAGCAACTGAAGAGGCAAATGAAGATGGCGTCATTGGTTCTGATTACACCGTGATTCGAGAAGTTGAACTCAGTGATTCAGAGTTCAAGAAGTTCACCAGTGATTTTCTAGAGGACCAGCCCTGGATCAAGAAGTCAGATGGCGGCACTAACGAAAAAGGTGAGCTTCGATGTATCAGGGTCATTAACAAAGACACCGGTGAAAAGATACTCACCAATCCTGAAGGCTACGAATTTCCGCGCTACACAGCGATTGAAGATTAGCATCTACACCAGAAACCTGCTCTATTACTACAGAAATGACTTGCTATTATTCTCGTTTAGAGTGATATATGTAATACCAAAACAAAACCACACTAAATGGAGGATGAGAACATGAAAGAAATCAAAGCATTTGAAGAAGCCAAAGCAACCGGCGCAAACTTTAAGGAGTCTGGAATCAACAGCACCATGTACTGGGCCTACGAAAGAAGCAAGGAAGCAGGAAACGACACCATCGACTTTTCTGAGGTCATTTGGGATTACGACATTGAACCCATTGTTAAAGCCTGCAGAGCCTACGGAATTGACCACATTACCATTTCAAGCACCTTCTCAGGACTGATCGCAACCCTTGCCGAATTTGAAAAGCACGGCTGCAGGATGGACGGACTTACCAAGGTTAAGACAAGCTACACTGACTGGCAGACTGGTGAAAAGCAAATTCTACCAGCAATCTTGGTTAGGATTTAAGGGGGGATTAGACCATGTGGAGAAAAGGTAAAATCGAAGTCGAAAACAAAACCATTCACTACTGGATCAAAAGCTTTGACTTAGGCTCCCCTTACGGCATTGATGAGGGTAGAATATCAAAACTGATGCTAAAGCGAGATGGCCAGATCATTGCAAACTTTGATAGAGGCTGGGACATTGAACCCATCGACGCCAATGCACAAGCTGCGCTTGAAGCTTTGATGAAGAAATACAATTAACAACAAGATAGAAACGCATAGCGGAATAGGGCTGCATAGCTCTTTTCCTTGTTACAGAAGACCTTATGGTCTATTTTTTATGTCTTTTTAAAGGAGGTGTCCGCATATCCGAAAACTAAAGAAGTATAAACCAACCTCTTATATGGCGAAAGATTCCCATTACAGCAAGGAGATGGCGGACTATGCAGTTGGCTTTATTGAATGCCTCTCCCACACCAAAGGAACCTGGGCGGGAAAGCATTTTGAACTGATAGATTGGCAAGAACAAATCATCCGAGATTTATTTGGAACCATAAAACCAAATGGCTATCGTCAATTTAATACCGCTTATGTAGAAATACCAAAGAAGATGGGAAAAAGTGAGCTTGCGGCGGCTGTTGCCCTGCTCTTAACCTGTGGAGATAACGAAGAACGTGCTGAGGTTTATGGCTGTGCTGCAGATCGTAACCAAGCCTCCATCGTTTTTAATGTGGCAGCGGACATGGTTCGTATGTGCCCTGCCTTATCCAAGAGGGTTAAGATTCTGGACTCACAGAAAAGACTGATCTACCAACCCACCGGAAGCATCTATCAAGTGCTCTCTGCCGATGTTGGAAACAAGCACGGCTTCAACACCCATGGCGTTGTCTTCGATGAGCTCCACACTCAACCAAACCGAAAGCTCTATGATGTTATGACTAAAGGTAGTGGTGATGCCAGGATGCAGCCCTTGTACTTTCTAATCACCACTGCTGGAGATAATCAAAACAGTATCTGCTGGGAGGTTCATCAAAAAGCACTGGATATCATGGCAGGAAGAAAGAACGATCCTACCTTCTACCCCGTCATTTATGGCGCAG